TTACAATAATTCTTTATATTGTGTCAGTATAGTTGATATAACCTGTGGAGAAATTACTTTAATTCTTCTTTTTGATTCATTGAGTGCTCTCTCGAAATCATCATTTGATACTGATACAGCACCAGTGGTAGTAGAGTTTACAACAAACCCTGCAGCGTTTACATAGTGGCGAATTGCATATCTCTGAGCACCATAAGTTGCTACGATATGTTTTACCAGTGCTTGTTCTGATAGAGGAAAGTCAGAAATGTAATCGTGTTTCTGATTTGCCAACATAATAATCCAGTGATATTCTGGATCACCATATATCTTTTCAGCAACAATTTCTGGAGTCTCTCCATCGACAATATCATACTCATCGAATAGAGTTACATTTTCTAATACTTCTTTACGGAAACGAACATTCCTAGTGATGTCAGTTACAACTGTAGTCTTAGTTGTGTTTCCGTATTTGAAGTCGTATAAAAACTGTGGGAATTCTTTAAAATACATTATAGACCATCCGCAATTTTGTCTTTGGTTAGTAGAGCCAATTCTCTAAAGTTCATGGTAACATTAATCTGTGTTGGCATACCATTATCAAATGTAGTAAATGCACCATTCGGTGTATAGTTTACATTCATCTCAGTTAATACGCATGAGGTATGGCGATGTAGATTTTGGTTTTCTTGACCATTTTGATAGTAGAAAATATCAAACTCAGATGGGTAGATATAAACAAAATTGTTATTATCTTTAAACTCTGGGTGCATATGGTATTTAAATGTTTTAATAATGTTCAAAACATTAGCAGCTTCGGTGGAACTTCTTGGGAAGAATTGATAATCAAAAGCAAATGTTCTGAAATCTACACCCTTAAAGATTTGTTCCTTTTTAGGGTTTGCTGCAAGACCAGTAGCTGCAGATAGTCCTGCTGCATTTGGACCTTTTGATAAAGCCAAATTAGTAATAATTGCCTTTCCTGGTTCTGACAAGTTTTTAGCATCACCTTTACTAACAGCATTTATTAACTCTTGAGATGCAGAGGTAGCCATTTGTAAAGCACCAGTATCTTCATCACCCCATTGCATTCCGTAACGAATGGATAATTGATTTGGCACATGCATGGCAATAGCAGTTTTTAATCTTTTTTGCGCACGAGTCGCAGATGCAGCCAGTGAAGCAGTAGCAGCTGCACCGATAGTTGCCAATGCTGCAGCTGAAGTGCTAAGTTCACCAACACCAAGTGCCTTACCTAAAACTGCACCACCAACATTTAAAGCAGCAGAGCCAGCAAACAACTTTCCAGTCGTTAAGTTTTGTGCGATTAAATCTCCACGATCTCTTGGAGTGATGTTAGCTACAAAATTATCTGAAGTTAAAGAATTTGCTAGTTTAGAATCTATTGCAATATTGATATAAAATATAACATAGTTACCACCATACTTTCCACCAGCAGCAAGCAAATCCTCAGGATACATATGTTGTTTAACCTCATAAGGAGACGCTTCGGCACTCCCTTTATGTAGTTCTGCTCCTCTAGTACTACCCATATTTGGTGGGCGACTAAGCGAAGTTGCTTTATTTTGAAGAGCCGAAGCAGCAGAAACTGCCTTATCTCTAATGTCTGAAAGGAGTGCCATTTGTTGTCTTTACCCTAAATATGGTTATTATTATCCTAATTAGTTATTTATGTTCCACAAGAGAAAGTATATTCCTATATTCCCAGAAAAATATACAGGGGATCCTTCAAACATTATTATGAGATCCAGCTGGGAAACCAGATTCGCTTCTTGGTGCGATAAGAATCCTAGTGTATTGAAGTGGAATTCAGAAGAAACGATTATACCCTACAAGTGTCCAACGGATAATCGTATTCATCGTTATTTCGTGGATTTTAAGATTACCGTAACTACAGGTAAAACCTATCTGGTCGAAGTTAAACCAAAAACACAAACCCAACCACCTATTTATCCTGGAAAGAGAACCCAACGATACTTGCAAGAGTCTTTAGCGTTTATGAAGAATCAAGCAAAGTGGGAAGCAGCAAGCGAATTCGCTAAAGATAGAGGATGGGAGTTCAAAATTATAACTGAACACGAGTTGGGTCTAGCACCTAAATAAGAGTATGGCTAAAAATTCAACAATGCTCGATGTATTCGAACGAAACAAATATGACTTGGCAACCACTGTCAGAAAGTCTAAGGGATGGTTCGACCAACAAGTCACTCTGTTGACTAAGCAACAACTTACCCCAGCAAGAGTGTTAAGTGGAAATACTGATGATTTGGTTACTAGAATCATGCCTGGAAGATTATACATGTATGGCTATGATCCTAAAGGTAAGAAAGATCTACCATACTATGACAGATTCCCTTTGGTGTTTCCATTCAGTAGGACTCCAGATGGGTTTATGGGATTAAATATGCATTACCTTCCATATCATTTAAGGATTAGACTCCTTGATGCTTTGTTGGTGTTTAAATCTAACAATCGTATGGACGAAACAACTAGGTTAAAATATTCATGGCAAGTTATAGATGGTATTTCTAGGTTTGCAGCTGCACAACCTTGTGTTAAGCAATACTTAACTGGTCATGTAAGAACACAATTTAGACAAATCAATGCTGATGATTGGGCAACTGCTATGTTGCTTCCAGTTGAACGATTTGTCGGAGCATCTAAACAAGAAATATGGTCGGATTCGATCAAGAAAATGAGAAGGGTTTAAAATGCCACTTAATTTGCCATTCCTTACTAAAGACACTGCAAGGAAAGACGCTAAACAAAATAAAATTAACCAGTTTATTTCTGAAGTTAAAACTGGAGCACTAGCTCGATCTAATAGATTTGGTGTAGAGTTTACTCCACCTGCTGGAATAAATCCAGGTAATCTTAGAAAAATTCTATTGTTTTGCGACACTGTTCAACTTCCAGGTATTAACTATTCAACTGTACAAAATAGAACCTTCGGTGAATTCCGTGAAGTGCCGTATGAAAAACTATATGAGCCAATCAATCTAACTTTCTATGTTGATAATGACATGCAAGTTAAAAAGTTATTTGATGACTGGATGAGTTTAATTTCTGATCCCAACACAAGAACTTATAGTTACTATAACACTTATATTGCATCTAAATTTGTTATCGAAGTTCAAGACATTAATGATAAAACACGATATCAAGTTGAATTGTTCGAAGCCTATCCTAAGAATGTGAATGCAGTTTCGTTGGATAATGCTTCTAAAGATGTCATGAAACTAACTGTGAATATGCAGTACAAATATTGGACGGCAACTCCAGTAACACAACTGGCAGATGATCAAAAGATTCCTACTAGTTTCATTGATAAACTGACTAGAAATTTTACAGGATTCCAAGAAACATTGAATAGAACACTAGGTTCAACAGCTGGTAACTTTGTTACTGGTTCTGTTCTATCGTATGGAGTAACTAAACTTCCAGGATTATTGAAGTTCTAATAAATACATCATTAAGGATTGCGAATGAAGATTGATGACACATTATCTGCCGAGTTTGGTATACAACCAATGGGCAACACTGAAGTGATAACAAAGACTGGAGAAGTTATTAACGACTCTACAAATAGAATACAAGATGACTTCGATATCACTCGAAACAATCTTCGTATATTATTGCAACAGGGACAGGAAGCACTACAGAAGTCACTCGATGTGGCTATGCAGTCTGAGCATCCAAGAGCATTTGAAGTTGTTGGAAATCTAATGAAGCAGTTGGCTGATATAAACCAACAGTTATTGGATCTACATCAACAGAAGCAAAAGCTGGATACACCTAAAGAGGGATCCAGAAAAGAAGTGACGAATAACAATGTTATCTTTACAGGTAGCACTGCTGAATTGAATAAGTTAATTAAGAATATGTCTAAAGGAGAATAATTATGGCTTTGCCTATGAATAGTACACCAATTTATAATTTGGTGGTTCCATCAACTAAGAAGTCTGTGACATACAGACCATTTTTAGTTAAGGATCAAAAAGCACTTTTGGTTGCACAACAAAGTGCTGATCAAAGGGTAATGATTGATACATTGAAGGAAGTTATTAAATCATGTATTACAGAATCTATTGATGTTAGTAAACTAGCGATCTTTGACATTGAGTATATCTTTACTCAGTTAAGATCCAAGTCAGTCGGTGAGACTGTTGATATTATTTTATCGTGTGATGAAGATCACGGATCAGATAATGAAAAGGCTAAGATTAAACATACAGTGGATCTTTCTGAAATCAAAGTTCAGGAAAAAGAAGGACACACTGATAAAATCGCACTGTTTGGTGATGTTGGTGTAGTTATGAAGTATCCTAATATCGATGATATTAAAAAGCTACAAGGTGGAGCAGTAACGAATGAAGACACCTTTAAATTAGTGGCTGCGTCAATTGATTACATCTATGATAACGATGCTGTTTATCATTCAAAGGATCAGACTGAACAAGAGCTAATGGATTTTATTAATAATCTAACATCTGAACAATTTGGCAAGATACAATCCTTCTTTGATACTATGCCAAAGATGACTCATACGATTAATTACAATTGTCCAGTTTGTGACAAGGCACATAAGATTGTCTTGGAGGGCATGGAAAGTTTTTTTTAATAAACCTTTGTCATGACACTTTGGTGAATCATTATAAAATGAATTTTGCCTTATTGCAGTACCACAAATATGCTCTATCAGATATTGATAACATGTTACCGTTCGAGCGAGAGGTCTATGTCTTTATGTTAAAAGAATACTTAGAAGAAGAAAAGAAACGACTAGAGAGCAAATAAATGGAACTCGTACTTCAAAAACAATCTAACCAGCTAGCGCAATCGGGCAGCAAACCAATATCATCCTCTGGTGGCGGAGGTGGTGGATCAGGTGCAGCTGGTGGAATGGGTAACTTGGCACAAGAACTAATAACTTCTTTACAAGACTTAACATCTGGTATAAGAAAATTAGTTACTACTGTGCAGTTCAATACTAGAGCACTTAGCAGTGTACCAGCTGCTAGTGGTGGCGATGGCAAAGGTTTAGAAACGGAAATTGAAGGTAATAGATCTAGAGATGCACAAACTGGATTGTTACTTAAGATCGAAGAAAACACTCGTGGTATGGGTGGTAAAAAAGACGATAAGAAAAAAGATAGTAAAGACGACAGTAGCTGGTTAGGAAGTATTGCTAAATTTGGTCTTGTTATTGCAGGAGCACTTGGTGCTATTGCTGGGCTGTTTATGGCTCAGTTTAAAACAATGAAGTTCTTTGCATCTCTTCTTGCTGATGGTGCAGCCCAAGTAGGAAAAGCATTAAAGGGTCTGGCTAAGTTTCTAGGATTAGATGGATTTGGTGCTAGTATTGCAGAGAAGTTTAAGCAAGTCGTCACTTTCGTTGACGGTATCGTTGACACTATTAAAAGTAAAATAACAAGAGTTGGTGGTGCGATAGCTTCATTCTTTGAAGAATCAGTGACTAAGTTTAAGAAGTATTTCTCTTTCTTCGAAGATTCTAAAATCGGACAAACACTAAAAAGTATCGGCACATTCATTAGTGATGTTGTTGGTAAATTTGTTGCACCATTCAAAGATGCGTTCTCT